GTCGCCAATACGTTCTTTTGCACCAGATAAAACATCATTCAAATTAATAGTAGCGTGGACGTTCTCGACTCTATCCTTCCATGTTTTAGGATCTTGGTTCTTTAGATAAAATATCTGGGCGGTCACGTTGCCATCAGTTGCCGAAGTGAACAAGGAATTGGTAACTTGTGCTAGTCCTTTCGCCTTCCCCCTTTTTAAAGCCTCCTCAAATTCAGCAGAACGCTTTCTGGAACGGTCTATAGTTGACCATGAAACGCCCATTGCACGTGCTATTTGAGTAGTTCCCAAACCTCTGGAAGCTAAATTTTCTACTTGCTCCAAATCTAAATTAATTAACTTTCTACCCACTTTTTTAGGTGGTTTCTTGTCGTTTTTAGTCAAAAATTGCTCCATAATTGAATTTTTTTTATGCTCTCTATCCCTCTATTCTACAGCATACTTAATGAAAACCCTAAGTATTTTTGATTAAGTGTTTGATATTTAAGATTTCTTTGTGCTACACTATTACACGTTAGAACAAATTATATTACTTTAGGAGGTAACTAACATGACAACATTAACCAAAGAACCAACTTGTAAAGAGTTAGTAAGAGACGAGTTCAACAAGGTTGAGCAAACATACCAAGAAGCGAATGATTACTTTAATCAGTATGACAACGCAACAGAGGGCGAGCAAATAGCTTTAAAAGTTATTGATAAACATAAGGGCGATTATTTCCACGAATACGAGGATTTTTTTGACTATGTAAATAATGCCGCTCTGTCTTGGGATTATGTAGAAGGCGAGGACGAAAACAATCCAGGCTTTTACAGATTACAGCTCTCATGGGGCGGACCTTCTGACGAGTTTAGAATATACACCATAGGCGATACATTAGAAGTTGATGTTATTGACTATCATTATATGGATTGGTTTGATGGTGCTTCTATTCCTGTTCCTTATAGTTCTACATCTTGGGACGTTTGCCAGATGTTTTTAGATTGTGAGGTAGCGTAGATGAGTGCAAAAGAAATGAGTGATAACCAATTTATTAACTTTCAAGATGATTTCTATAATCTTTTAGAAAAGCACGGAGTTAGTAAGATTGATATTGAACATCCGCAATTTATGGCAATCTGTATTTTAAGAAACAAAGTAACAGAATTTATAGAACAAGAATTATTTGAAGGGGGAAAATAATGAGTGCAATAACATTTAAAGACTTAATAGCATACGAAGAAGAAACAGGAGCAGAGATTCTTTTACAAGGTCTTAGCGGCAACATCATTAAAAACCTAAGTTATGGTGATGATGATTTTTACGAAGGCTATGTTTTATTAGATAAGCCAATCATGGGAAAATCTATTATTAGAAAATGGGTAGACGTTCCAATAGACGAAGAAGAAGAAGTTACCCTTTATGATTTAATAAGCGAGGTAGATGCATGAGCAACGAAACTCGATCGAAACACAAAAGCATCATAGGACAGCTTCGCAAGAAGTACGGACTAAAAGATAATACGCCTATTCACAAGGTAGAAATTGCAATGACACCAGAGGACTGGAAAGCGTTTAGCACCGCTTTAACCTTTCCTAATGGCAAACCAACAAGGGGTAAATGATGAGTGAAGTATTAAAAGCAGTAAGAGAAGCAAGTATATCTGTAGGTTGTTTGTTAGATGACATTCCAACCGATACAAATATTTATAAAGATATAGTTCATATACAAAACCAAATAACAACAATAGAAAACTTTTTAGAGCCGTTTACTGTTGCAGAGTTAGAGGAGCAAGACCAATGATATTTTCAATAAACATCAACGGCCTAATCATTGATTGGTGCTATAACTTAGACTGCCAAGAGAAACAGTACCATCAAACATGGATACCTAAACTAAGCGACATTTTAATATTAAGTTTAACCAAAGAATTAAACGGTCTTACAGTTAGCGAAGTTAAAAAGCTAATTCTGGAAGACATACAACCAGATATACAAATGGTGCGAGATAACACCAACCAAAAGGCGAAAGCCAGGAGAAATAAAAATGTCTAATGATGCAGACAGAATAAGAGAACTTATAGAAATAGAACGCGATATTAAAACCATGCCGCAAGAAGAACCTCAAAAGGTAGTAATACAATTACAGCCAATCGAGTTTAATACTTTTGTTGGTCATCAACCACCAACAAGGGAGGAAATAGGCAGAGCAATAATCCAAGAAATAGAAAACGATAACTTCTATTACCATGAACTAATTAAGCACGTAAAAGAGGAGGTGCAAGAATAATGAGTATTGAATATATTGGAGTAAAAATTAAAGCAACAACATACGGAGACTTTCCAGACAATGTTAAAGAGATAACCCATGCGGAAATACAATGTAGCGTTCCTTGTGATGAATCTAAAGCAAAGAAGTTTGAAAAAGCAAAAGATAACTTATTAAAATCAGTAATAGATATGTATGCTTTAGAAGACCAACACCAAGTAGACGTAACAATAGAATATGAATATTTTGGAGTAAATGAACAATGAAGCACGATCTAATGATGCGAATATCAATCATAGGATTATTAACCTGTGTTTGGATACTTTATCTAATCAATGGCGGTGCAATGTGAAGATTGACTCAATCCAACTAGAACAAGCAACCGCATACATTCTGGAAACCAATAAATACATATATGAACAGGCACAGGAACTGGCAAAGCAACATCTGGAATCTAGCGACAATAAGAACTTTAAAGCTAGAATCAAACGCTATGAACCTGAGAGCAAAGAAACACTTTTACATTTTACTGATGAAATTACTGCATGGGCAGAATGTGAAAAGAACTACCCTCTAATGGATTTCATATACAAATTCTTTCAAATTAAAAAGGGGTATTATGAATAGAGTACAAATACAAGGGACTACAATTTTTGGATACGTCAGAGAGGACTATAAAGACTCAGACAAAAACAAGGTTGACTTCCTAGACGAAGAAACAAACCAAGTAATTAAAGTAACTAAAAACCAAATTAAGGAAACTTATCAAAAAGATAGGTATAATTAATAGGTTAATTACCTTAATACATTTTTGTTGTGGCTAAAAACATACTAAGATTGCAAATAACCCACGTTGAAAACTTACTAAGTACCTTCAACAAGAACTTTAAGCTACAATAAACCAATTATGAAGGCTGAGGCGAGTATCCTAAAACCCCCTAAAGTATAAACTACTCGTCTTGGCTTTCCCTTTCCAACATCACGCCCAAACCAACAAACAAAAAATGTTTATGCTGCACTCCTGCCTTCAAGTTTCTTAACACCTTCTTCTCTTTATCAATAGCACACCAGATAATATTCTGATCCATAAGATTCTGAATACCTTTACTAACCGTATGCCTGTTCATGCCAATCATTAACGCCAAGTAGCTAACCGCATCATGGCTTGAATAATCCTGTGCAGAATACCTCTCACAAAGAGCATACAAAACGAGCTTCTCCCTACCCTTTATATCCGTCCTCCCCAGGTGTTTCTTATACCACTTCCAGACGACCTTCTTCAGCTTCGCATAGTTCTTATACTTCATAGCTAGACCGTAAGGTATCAATCCGCTTTCCTCTGGACTCTCAATCGCTTCAACAACTAACCACCACTTCTGCTCTTTCATGCTTCTTTTATTCCACCTTAATTAATACAATTCCTACTGATTCTTTTTCCCTGAGAGATGAGCCGCAAGGCTCACTCTCTCTATTAGTCTAGTCTTGGATATATGGCTACCCGTATAGCCGATAATCGGCTACCCCTATATACGATAATCGGCTACCCGTGTATCCGATTGCCTTAATCATTTTTATTTATTATTTTTTGCATTTTCCCACATTTTTAGTTCTGTTTTCTTTTTATCAATGTAGAGGGCAAGGGATTCAATCTCGGACTGAATACGCTTTATGTTTTCTTCATATCTCTTTATGTGAATTTCTTTTTCAGCCTCATTCATGTTTCTTACTCCCCTTATCCTTCTTTTCAGTCTCTTTTTTGGTCTTTTTCTTACCAAATATCCTATCCCAATTATCCTCAAATACTTTTTTATCTACTTGTCTTGGTCGTTGGTCGCTTCCCTTTCCGTTCATATTTCCTCCTCGTATTGTATTTCAGCTATGATTTGTAAAATCTGATCTCTGTCATCATCTGGATGCAAGTTGTATCTGGAAGATATATTATTAATATCATCTTCGAT